GAGTGTGGAAGTATCACCTGCAGCAAACGCAGCGGCAGCATCCTCCTTCCACTTGTTAAGTTGGTCGGTGTACTGCGCAATAATCTGCTCGTTTTGCTCAATGAGATAGGATAACCCCCCGATTTTCTCCTCTGCCGTGCCGAAGTCAATGTTTTTAAACTCTGAACCTATGCCACGAATTGCCGCCTCGAGAGTGTTGAACCCTTGGGCAGATGCTGCATCGCTGAGCGCCTTATCAATCACTGCGCCCTGCGACACAGCGCTTCGGGCGATTTCAGCGAATAGTTGCTTACTTAGCTCGGCACTCTTACGCAGTTCGTCGAGGTCGAGACCCACACTGAAGACTGATCTTCCGTTGTCGTTATCCATGCTAATCTATAGAGTCAAGAAATTCTCTTACTTTTTGTTTGTTGGCGGGGTCATCGGCGTTGATGGTGTCCTTGTCGCTCTCCTTGTCGCTTTTGCTGTGATAGGTGGGGAGGCTGGCGCCATAGAGCACCATGTTGGCGTAGCTCATGTCGTAGAGCACATAGTCAATCGGTAGCCCAAGAGCCTTGACCGTGCCGGATATTACTGCCCAGACGCTGTCGGTTCGGTCTCCACTTTCGTCGGTCGCGTCAGATTTATCTCTGTCAGGAAAGTGGTAAGCCCGAAAAAATCGCTAATCTGCATTTTGCTGAGTATTTGTCCCACGAGGCTGTTCAGCTCTCGGGGAGTGAGGTCTTCGAGCAGTTGTTTCGCCAATTGATCGCGGCGGAGCAATGCGGTGCGCACCTTCCGTTTGGTCTTGATTAAGCCGAAGAAGCGGCGCTTGACGATGACCTCTTCCTCGGTGACTTCCTGCAGCGCCTGCTTTGCTCCGAGCACCAACACGGCAGCCAGTTCGCCAAGCGCGGCGCAGTCCTTTGCGCATGAGAGCGTATCTTCCAGCACTCGGTCGTTGCTGAGTTGGAGATGGGGGAGGTGTGACACTGCCGATGATGCGAGAATGAGTGTGGCGATGCTTGGCGGTGCAATTGTGAAGTTATGCTCGCCGATGGTGATGACCTCAGTTTGCTGCAGCACTGTTTCAGCCACTTTTTGTTCGATGGGTTTATTGCCTTCCATGTTTCGGGAGTTGGTGATGTGGGGTATGAATGGGGGCGAGAGTGGGATTCGAACCCACGCTTCCGACATGGTTGGTCGGCGAACTGCCTGCCGCTCTCTCTCGTCCGGGGGTGGTTGGTTAGGAGGTAGGATGTGCCTATTTCGATTCCGTAGTGCCGGTGGACTTGTAGTAGGGCTTCACGGTCTTGCCGGTCTTAGGCTTGAGGGGACGGATCACGTAGTGAAGCAGGATGCCGTCAGCCGACGTGTAGCTGTCCTCCAGGCGGATGGTGCTGCGGTCGATTTGGGCGCCTTCACATTCATCATCCTCAGGGATGACGCGGAATGCGTGTTCACCGGCAATCACGCCGTCGTTGTCCTCAAACGGGCGAGCTTTGCCCTTCTTGACGAAGAGGTCGAACTCCATTTGATAGGTGTTTTTGGCGTTGCGAACGTCAACAATGTCGCCACCCTCTTCCTGAGCGGTGGTTTCGGTGCCTGCAGTAGGCGTGATTTTGGTGGTGTCCTGTTTCGGCGTGTCGATATCAGTCCACTCACCGGAGGGAGCGCCGTCGGAGGAGGTGGCGTGCTGGATGGTGGGTTTACCCCACGATAAAAGTGCCATAGTAGTAGGTTGAATTTTAGATGAATAATTACTTTACTGTTTTGTCGTAGTAGGCTGAACGATAATTGTTTCATCGTTCTCCGTTACGATAACATTCTCTTCACGCGCAACGGTGACGAAACCGTCTTGCGCAGTGTTAATCGGGGCGTAGTCTCCACCGAAGTAGCGATAACGGAGCTTCACCACCACAAAGTGCTGATTCGTCTCCGCTTCCTCATCGGTGTAGATGGTTTGGTTTAGCGCAAATCGGTAACACGACAAATCGGCAGACAGGCTATATACCCATTCTTGGGCAAGTCGCTCCAACTCTTCGGTGCGCTGCCCGTCTTCCACTAACGTGCCGTTGCCGTAGGGGTCAATGTCGGGCACATAGATATTGATGGTGACAATGCCGGTTTGAACCTCGTCGGCGAGTCCGGTGGTGAACGCCACAATGATGTCCTCCTTCCGGCTGTCGCGTGGACGGTAGCCCATGCGGTAGACTTCGCCCGACACGTTATTGTAGAGCGCGCTGTCCTTGACCAATCGGTAGATGTCGCCTTGTATCTGCTTACCTGTCTTTGCCATTTGTCAGTGTCACTTAATTAAACCTAAACTTTTGAATAACTTCGTAGTCAATTGCTCTGCAAGGATTTCGGCGCTGTCGAGAACGTCGTAACCTTTAGCGGAGACATAGGCGGCATAGTGCTCGCCGGCCACCACAATCAGAGAAATTTTGCCTTTGAGTTCTGCAGCCTTGCGTGTGGCAAAGTCGCGTCCGTCGCTTGAACCTTGTGAACCGGAGCCAACGGTGGCGAAGTCGCTGACGTTGACCGGCGCTCCATCCACCGCCACCACATAGCCGATAGAGCTGCGGAGGTTTGCCGACCAGTCGATGTAGTTCGGCTGGTGTGGCGCCACTCTTTTCAGCCCTACAGGCTTGAGCGATGGCAGACTGCGCGCATGGTTCACCACCTTTTCGCCAACATAGCAGAGGTTGCGAACAACGGCAGCAATGATGCGCTGCTGATATTCCTCAACCCAGCGGTCGATGTTGGAGTTTGGTGTGGTCTGCTTGATGGGCATGGCTAAACGAGGATTTTAATCTCACACACGGCGGTCAAAGGTTCGATGGAGATGACGGAGAATGTGCCGAGTTCCTTGCCGTTGCAGTCCGCGAGCTTCAGCTGCTCGGAGTCGGGTAGGGCTTGCTCGTCAACCAGCACAGTGTAACTTGCCGATGTGAAGTGCTCGCCGTTGACCCGCCCGAGGTTGCTGTAGCTGTTGGGGGTGTATTGGCACGGTATCGGGGCACTCCAGCTCACTCCCGACGGCTTGACCGGATAGCCCGTTGCAGGGTCTATTGCCACGGTCACCGTCTTAGCCTTGAACTGAATGGTGCCATTCTCTATAATCATAGCCTTGAACCTTTATAGCCATATTTCACACTTGCTGCGGTGGCTGTCGGCTCGAGCGCGTCATAGATGGCATTAGCCTCGGCTCGCAGTTGCTTGCGCTGCTCGTCGGTGAAGGAGAACGATTGTCCGCCTTGACTTACGTCGGGAGCAAGCGAGAGCCAAATCAGGAGGTCGGCCTTCGCCAGTCTGTAATCAGAGCTGAACAGGGTGTCCTGCGTGGCTTCGGCTGTGAGCGTGAGGCCGCGCCTGTCAGCCACTTCGCAGAGTGTGCGCAGTGGGATGGGGTAGGCGTTTATGCCCTTGAGTGCGTCGAGTGTAGTTGCCATAGCTGCGTAGAGTCAAAGGAGAGGTTAAGACCAGGCTTTGGCGTCGGTCTTGACGTAGAGGTTGCGATATGCTGTGTCGAACACGGGAACTGCATCGGCTTGACCGATGGTGACCTCGCTCTGAGGCTCGGCGGTGCCATACTTCTTGACGATGGTGTGGCTACGCTCGGCGCGGAGGATGCAGCTGTTGTTCTCCTGCAGAATGTCGTACTGCGTGGTGCCCAGTCGGTCGGTCTCCGAGAGGATGAGGCGGCTGTCGGCAAAGGGATTGCGGCTGGTCTGAGTGCCGTCGGCAAACTCACGTGTGATGGTTTGGTCGATGACCACGAGTTGCAGACCGTTGAGCCATGCCTGCTTTTTGAGGGCGGCATTGACGGCGGTGAGGTCGGGGGTCTGAGCCATACCCACAGCGTTCTGGATGTAGCTTGCGCTGGCCTTGATGATTTGGTCGGCGGTGCAGATCTTGTAGAGTTCGTCGAGGTTGACAAACGCAAACTTGGGGTTGAGGTTGTTGTCCTTGGCAAACTTCACCAGTGTGGCGAGGTCGCCGATGATGTCGGCGCTCGAAGAATTGCTCCAGTCCGTGGCTGTTGCGCGCTTGAACTCCTCGTCCACGGCGTAGTCAAGGTCAAACTCGTTGGCGTAGGTGGCGTTGGTTGTGGTGGTGAATGCCAGGCGACCGGCATTTGAAGCCAGCGCCCATGCAATGTATTCCAGCTCACTCTGCACACCGTTGAAGCAGAAGTCGATGTCTTCGCCCCAATATTGCACGAGTTTGGTGGCATCTTCGTCCTGCGCATAGGCGAGGGCGGTTTGATAGTCCTTGATTTCGCTGCGGGTCATTTCACGGCTGATCGAGATGAAGGGGATGTCACCCTTTGCGCTCTCGAACACGGGGCGGCGTTTGCGCAGGATTGTGCCGTTGTCGGTGTGAAGGTCAGCGGCTACGTTCTTTTTGGCAAGTTGGTTTTGGAGAGTTTTCCAAATGAAGCCGTTCACCTTCTTAACCGGGAAGTGCTTGCCAAAGAGGAAGGGAGTGGCGTCGGCAGTGTTGAGGCGCGATTGCACCATTTGCTGCGACAGCCCTTGGATGAGGGTATTGGTTATTGTTGGCATTGCGGTTCAAAGTTTAATAGTTGATGATTCCGGGGAGTGCGCTCGCGATGAACTCGGGCAGTTCGTGGCCCTTGGTCACGCCGTGGAGCCATGCGTCTACGTCGAGGTTGCCGTTGCGGTCGAAGTGCTTGCCCGTGCCTGCAAGAGCCTTGGGGGTGTACTTCAGCGCGGAGGCAGCGCCGGCTGCTTTGGCTTCGACCACGAAACCGCCGAGAGCAATGGCTACGCCCAGCGTTTTGCTCAGCTTGATGGTGTCGGTGGTCTTAGAGGTCTCTTCGATGGCGGTGATGTCGTAGGCGGCTGAGCCGGGTTTGTTGGTCACGATGTCGCCCACCTTGAGGTTATGTCCCTTTTTGACGACGAGGGCGGTTGCATCAGCAGCAGCTTCGGCAGCAAGAACTGCCACCTTCACCACGTGGCTGATACCGTCGATGGGTGCGCTCAGCACGGCACCCTCACGGAGGTAATCGCCACCAAGTTCGGAGGTTGCCACCGAAACGCCACCGGGGATGTCAGAGAGTTTGTGCATGAAGACGCGAGGTGTTCTGTCGTCGCGTCTGCGTTGTACTGTCATTGCCATGATTAGTGGATGGGGTTATGGGGTTGAACAATTAAAACGGTTGCCCATCTTTGGCAGCGGAGCCTTCGCGATGAGCAATGGCTTCTTCCTGCTCCTTGGTGAGTTGTCCGTTTTGCGAATTGCCGCCGGCATTGGCTGCTGACGGCTTGCCGAAAACGCCCCCTCGTGCAGCGGTGTCGTTAGCAATGCCTTCTACCTCGGTGGTGACTTCCGACACGAGAGTGGAGAACTCTTCGTCGGAGTATTTGTCGACGGGTAGACGGTCGTAAGCCTTGCGCATAGGCTCCGGAAGCTTTGCGATGACTGCGCCGAGTTGTTGCTTGCGGCTGGTGGTTGTGCGGTCGGTCTCCAGTTTGGCGAGGCGGTCGGTCAGAGCTTTGTTCTGATCGAGCAGCGCCTTTGCCCATGCCGGGGTGTCGTCCGCGCCCCCTGCGGCTGTTGTCGGGTTGGTTGCGGCAGCTGCTCTTGCGGCATCTGCGCCCCCTGCGGTGGGGTTATCGATTTTCAGCCCGTCACGAAGCCCGTGTTTAGACTCGTAGTTGTGGACAGCAGTGCTGGAGGCTTCCGTTGCACGGCTGTCTCCGTAGCTTTCGATAACTTGCTGAATGGTCACTCCCTCTACTGCGGTCTTGACCTGTTCTGCGGTTGTTGCAGTCTTGCTGAGCTTGTCTGCAATCCTGCTGAGGATACTTTCACTTACTCCCGGAAACTTGGTCTTAAGTGCTTCAAGTATTTCTTTTCTCATTGTGGTTAAGGTTTGATACTGTTTTGTTTATAATCACAAAGATAAGTAATTTTCCCGAAATAGATTATCTCATAATCGCAAATTTTTCAAATATTTTTTTGTGTCGAAATTTGTTGTAACTTTGTCGAAGCAACGAAACAAGGAAATGAACCGAGCACAGA